AATCTTTTGCGGCATCCTGTCAAATGCAAATATTCTCAGCAGCAACAACAACTAGGGCAACAATACTGTGCAGAGACCAAAACAACAGCAATGAAGATGTTGACCAAGCCTTTAATTCTGTGAACGGAGACCTAGCATAATGGCAAGCGAACTTAGAGTAAACACCCTGAAGGATGCCAGCGGTAATAACAGCGTGGCTACTAGCTTTGTTGCAGGGGGTAGTGCAAAATGTTACGCTCTTTCAGCAGTTGGTGCGGCAGCGACAACTTCACTAAATCTCACAAGTATTACAGACAATGGAACAGGCGATTTTACATTTACTATCGCTAGTGACTTTGATGCCGCAAACAAATACGCTCATCCTATAGTGCCTGCTGATAACGATGGTGGTGGTGGTATGGATATTACTGTAACAACAAAACTTGCTGGTTCTATACGAATTGGCACTATAAGAGATGACAGCACTAAAACAGATTATGCCCATCATCTTTCTGTATCAATGTTTGGAGAACTCGCATGAGTAAAGCAGCAGAATTAGCCGCATTGATTGGTTCAGGTCAGGCGCAGGGTAATAAGAACCTGATTATCAACGGTGCGATGCAGGTTGCCCAGAGAGGTACAAGTGCCGTGGCTGCTGGTGCGGGTACTTATCCTAGCATTGATAGATTTAAAGCATGGGAATCTACTGACGGTGCATTTACAGTAGAACAATCTACCACCGCACCTGCTGGTTTTACTACATCTTTTAAAGCGCAAGTAACAACTGCTGATACAAGTTTGTCAGCGGCTCAGTACGCACAAATTAGCCAGCAGATAGAAGCGCAAAACCTTCAGCGTTTAGACTATGGTACAAATAACGCAAAGACAATTACATTATCTTTTCATGTGCGTTCTAGTAAAACAGGTTCGTACAGCATTACTATTTACAAAGATGATACTACTAGATACCTGTTTAGCAAAAGCTACACAATAGATAGCGCAGATACATGGGAAAAGAAAACAATTACTATAACCCCAGACTCTAATATCAAAGCATCGGGTGGTGCTATAGCCAATGATAATGGTATTGGATTTTATGTTTTCTGGAATTTAGCTGGTGGCACTAATTTTGACGATGCGACTGACAATGCTTGGTCGTCTAATACAAGTCATTACCACACAAGTAGCCAAGTAAACTGGATGGATAACACAAGTAATAACTTTTATCTTACAGGCGTACAGCTTGAAATCGGAGAGGTAGCCACAGCTTTTGAGCATGAGGACATTGGAACTACGCTACGCAAGTGCAAAAGATATTTTCAAAAAGTACCCGGCAAACTATTTGGAGGCTATGGTGCAGGAGCCGATTATCTACAGTGGTATTTTGATGGCGAAATGCGTGCAGCACCCACAGTTACAGGCGTAACAGGAACAGTTGATATTGATGAAGGTGATTTTACTACGGCTCATCAAATATATAACCCATCTAGTAGCAACTACGCCATTTATGCAGAAACATCAACGGCAGATGCGGAGTTATAAATGAACATTACTAGCGCACAATATACAAAAAGCAGACAAGGCAACATCAAGAACATTAGAGCTACTATTGATGAAGTAGTTAGCGATGTTCCAATGAATCCAGCCAACCGTCACTACGCAGAAATCATGCGCCAAGTAGCGGCTGGCACTTTAACCATAGCAGACGCTGACTGATGGATTTAGTACACATCATAGATACCCTAATCGGTATAGTCGTGATGGGCGGTGCGTGGTTTCTTTCCGGGATGGTACGGGAACAGAAGCGCATAGAGATACTACTCAATCGTACCCGTGAAGAATACGTCACCCGTAGTGAGGTTCGTGAAGACATGAGCCGTGTTATGGAAGCACTACATCGTGTAGAAGACAAGCTAGACCGTGTATTACAGAAAGACTAATAGATGGCTATAACTACAGACGCAGAACTACAAACCGAAGTTGGTAAGCTAGCCACAGGGGATTCTACAAATGTTCCTACGTTGACAGGTGTTTCACCGACTGTCAAAACAGGGGAACTGATAGGTACAGGTACGGGTCAAGTAGGCACATCACCTGCAGTTACCACCTCAACGGCTCCCACAACTGGTATAACTACAGCAACCCCTACTGCTCCTTCACCTAACGTAGGTCAGATTGCATCTGTAGACGACGTTAGTACCGATTTGACGCAGCTAGGTGGAGCGCAAGCCGCACAGTTTACACCTGCACAACCATACGTTGACATGACAGGTGTTCAAGGGACGGTATCAGCGGGTTCGCAGGCCACCGCCGCAACACAGACACTCGACCCTCAAGCAACTGTTCAGACCCAGCTTGGCAACCTAATGGCTTCTATCCAGTCGGGTGCGCCGCTTCCCCCGTGGGCTGCTCCGGGGGTTCGCAAAGTTAGTGCCATGATGCAGGCTCGTGGCTTGGGTGCTAGTTCGATGGCGGCTGCTGCAATCACGCAGTCCTTGATGGAGTCTGGCGTTCAGATAGCTGCGCGGGATGCAGACAAGTACGCTGCAATCCAGTTACAAAACCTGAACAATCAACAACAAACCGCCCTGTCTAACGCTGCAGCCTTTGCCGCAATGGATAAAGCGAACTTGAGCGCACGGCTACAGGGGGCTGTTACAGAGGCACAGTCGATATTATCTGTAGATTTAAAGAACCTCGACAACAAGCAAAAGAGTGATACCCTAACCTATAGCAGCTTGGTTCAGGGCTTGTTCAAGGATGCGGCAGAAGAAAACGCTCGTAACCAATTCAACGCCAAGAATGAGTTACAGGTTGATGAGTTCTTTGCCGAACTGGGTTCGCAGGTCGAAACTGCAAATGCTAACCGTATGGCTGCTATGGAACAGTTCAATACGAGTGAAAAGAATGCAATGGAACAGTTCGATGTGCAGATGAAAGACTCACGGGATAAGTTCAATTCGAACATGAGCTTTGCAGTCAATCAATCAAACGCTGTTTGGAGACGAGAAGTCAATACTGCAGACACAGCCATTCAAAACGAAACGAACCGCATCAACACACAAAACCTGTACAACGTAAGTCAAAATGCCCTGAACAGTTTATGGCAACAGTATCGTGACAATGCCTCTTGGAATTTTCAAAAGAGTGAAAATGCTTTGGAGCGGGAACATACAACGGCTGTTAATGCCATGCAGATTGCCGCTGCAGAATCAGCTTACAACAAGCAACAAAAAGACGCTATGGCAAAGTCTCTTGGAGCATGGTTAGCAAGGATAATATAGGATGTTTGATTTTTTTAATAGTATTGGAAAATATGTAGGCATAGCTGCAGATTTTTTGTTTGGTGAAGACAGGGCATTAGGGGGAACTGAAAGTAAAGATAGGGGTCTAGCAGGAACATTAGCAGACTCATTTTTAACAACTCAGGGAACTGCCTCAGAGAGAAGAAAAGAAGAGGAAATACGGATGAAGGTCCCTCAACTAGGGACGGGAGCTAGAGCTAGGGTCACAGGAACTCCCCAAGGTCAAACATTCGTAGGTAGTAGAAATCAACAAATTCAATCCGCATTGCGAAGACTTCAAAGTGGCGCGGTTCGCAATCCTCAGTACGCTAATATATTTCCTCAACGAACTTTAAGGCAGGGACGGGGAACCCCCCGCACTGCTGTTGGGTCTTCTTCATTAAAAGGAGTGACTCCTACACCAGCAGCTAGCGTTCGAAAAGATATAAAGGTGGTATAAAAAGTATGGCACAACGTAATCCACTTGCAGGGACTGTAGATAATATAGACCCGTTCGCAGCACCGCCACCGGGTCATTCTTTAACAGATGACAACGCACGATGGTCGTGGGGACAAGCTCCTAAAAATGCCGACCCAGATAATGCTCTCGACGAACTCGTTGATAATTTGAACAACCCTCGTAGTAAACAGGAACTCTTGAAGCTGCTCATGGTTGGCATATCGGTAGAGGTCATTGTTGAGGGCATGATTATACAGGGCTTCCAAGAGGGTTCGTTTAGTTTGGACACGGGCTTGCTCCTGAAGCCTGCCTTGGGCATCCTAATTGCTGACATGGCAGAAGAAGAAGAAATACCTTACAGGCTGTTCGAAAAGGATGACCCAGAGTCCGAAGGTACAATGGACGATGAAACATTCCTTCGTATGATGAAAGAAAATAATCCACAAATGTTTTCCTATGTAAGAGAACAACTAAACGCAGCAATTCGTGCAGGAACAGCACCTGATGAAGAACCTAAAGATAAGGGGTTTTTATCAGCAAGAGGCAGGGGGGATGAATAAATGAGTGCGCTTTTTGCAGGAATTACAGGTTTTGTACAAGAAAAAATGCGGATGGGTGATGAAGCTAGGCAGCGGCTCAAAGATGAAGCTGAAGCAAAGGCTCAAGCAAAAAAAGACGCTTTTCAATTTGTTGCAAGAGGAATTTTTGATAAGGATTTTGTTCAAGGTGGGAATCTTGATACCCCTCTATTTAAAAAGAAAATGGCAGTTGCAGGTATAACACCTGAAGACTTAACAGGTCTTAAATATCCTATAGACGCTGTAGACAATACCACACCCGTAGGGGGGCTTTTGTTTCCGTGGAATCATAGTTCAAAAACATTTAAGGATGGTCGTGCCGACTTGGAAATAAACGACTTTAATAGATGGGCTTCCCAACCAAAAAATCTTGTGGCTATGGCAGAAGCGGCAAAGGACCCCACTAATTTAAGACTTTTGAACGAGTACATCCATAAGACTAGAACAGATTATACCAACAGAGTTCTTCAGACACAAAGCGCAAGGGCTGCAGGACCGGGTACTGCGATAACCGCCCCAGCGTACCCAGATTTTACAAACTTACAGGGTTTCAATGCCGCTGCTGACTTGCTTGCAAGTTTGCAACCCGACAGTCTTGCCACATCAAAGGCAAATATTCAATATATTGTGGACCAAAACGTTTCCTATCTAAATAAAGATAAAACCAATGTGCTTTATGCTCACGGAAATCAGGGGGGTACTTTTAAAGTAGCCCAAAAGAAAGTTGAAAATGTTGATAACTTAAATGCTTTTGCAACTGCAAACGACTATGAGTCCCCTAGCCACATGATGTTGGATAGGAGTTTTATAAATGCAAACACTCTTTCTAAAGACCCAGCAGTGCAATTTCAAAGTATTACGAACGCAGCTAAGTTACAGCCATTCTATCCAAAATCATTAGATGAACCTTTTGCCAGCACAACGGACCAAAAGACTCAAATGGGACTCATACTAGAACAAGTAGGGGGAGCCACTAAAGATAGGTTTTATATTGGGGACATGGGCGCACAAGTTAGAGCGATGGTTCCCCACGTAGATTTAAAAGTGCTACCCTCAACAGGACTTATGGGGGTAGAAATATCTGGGGCAAAGTTTATGACGGAATTGGGGCACAAACCCTCAGAACTATCAGCAGACTTTAATGCTCAAGTAGAAGCAGAAACATTGATGAATAGACTGTTTTCTGTGGAAGCTATAACCGAAACAACCCCCGGAATTGTTAGAACTATACAGTCTGGTATTAGTGGGCTTGTATCGGACGGGGGTACCATAAACCAAATATTTGGGTTTTCAGATGAAATAGTAGCGGGTTCGGAAAGTTACACGACCAATTTAGACACAGAGAGTGGAACAACCGCAAAGTCTCTCAGGGCTATTGCCGAAGCTCGTCTTGGCGTTAGTTTAGAATCCAAGCTAGGAGTTATAAAGACCTTACAGATAAACCTAGCTATGAAACTAGCTCGTGCCGCTGACCCATCAGGGCGATTGTCAAACCAAGATTTTGATAACGCTCTCAAGCTACTGGGCGTAGATGGATTGTTTAGTGGTTCTAAAGTAAGACAGCTTTCTGCTTTGTCAGAAACTTTGAATGCCGTTACTAAAAAACGAATGTCCCTAGAACCTCTTGCTAAACTTGTAAATAAATCTGCTATAAACGATAATGACCGCAAGTCTTTGATAGCGTATGAAAGAGTTAAAACAGTAAATAGACATATGTCTTTACAGAGAGGTTTAGGATTCAGAGGTTTGGGTGATGAGGTACCAGAGCAAGAAGTTCAAAGGTCAGGAGTTCTTCCCGAAGGCCCTAAGGTACTGGCAATTCCTGAAAACTTTGTTCCCGTGCAAGAGTTGAAAGATGAGAATACAACTTTTGTGTTTTCTAGAGGAGATGAAGGATTGCCTTTTGGATGGTACGAAAAAACATCAGATGGTAATGGCTTGATTTCTGCTGCAGGGCAGTCCGCACGTATTAGAATGTTGCGTGAGCAACAGAAGGTAAAGTAATGGCTGAAGCTAACCTCTCTCCTGTAATTGTACCCGAAGAAGAAGAGAACACTGCTGCACCCTTGTTCAACGAACAGGGCATGGTAACGGGTAGTCCTACCCAACCGGAACCAGAAAAGGATACACCAGAGGTTAGTTTAGAAGGTACAAGACCTGTTCCATCTGCGGCTCCGGTGAGCAAAGAAGGTTCGCAGGACTCTGGTATAACTGCAATTGAAATGGCAGATGTAGCAAAACGAAGAGAAGCTGCTGCTACAAAACCTGATTTTGCGACGTTTATTAAGAACATTCAAACTACGGGGACATCAGCAGACTTGGGGGACATACCAATTACCCCAGAAGTTGTGGAAGGCATACAGGTAAACGAACAAACAGGAGAGATGACAGGGGATGAAACTCTACTCCTAAACTTAGAAACTATGTATGATATGGAAGGCTTTGCTCCTAAAACGGGAGAGAAGATTCCGTTTGAAACAGCTTCTGGACAGTTTGACCACGCGACTGCAAAGAACTACCCTGAGTTGGTTCCCAAGTTAATTCAAAATTTTGAGGGTCGTAAAGGTATCAGGAGAGTCCTCAGACAACAAGACATACCAGAAAATGTTAATGAACTAATAACAGATAACATTGACTTTAGTGTTGGATACCAAGTGTCTCAACGTCTTGCGGAAGCTGGTCGTTTCTCAGGAACTCAAATACCTGACTTTCTAATTATGATGATGGGTGTTCCGAACACTCCGGGAATGTCTCCTACAACTCCGACGAACCCTGTAATTGCAAGTATTATGAATAGCGGGTCTATGCCGGGTACGGACGCTTTCAATGCAGAGTATGCAATTCAATCAGAAAAGTTCCGTAAAAACTATGTTGACTTTGAGGGGTGGGTTCGTAGTACTATTCCAGCGGCAACCCTAGGTTCATACTACAACGAAGCTATACACAATCTCTTAGAAGAAAAGTATGAGGGTGAAGAGTACGAAAACCTAGCATTTGAAAGAGACGTAAATACTAACGAACTTTTAAAAGATGCAAATGGTGATAATATAAAAAAACAATTTGTAACCGAAAAAACGGCATACGAAATTAATAATATTACCTACAACTCTTTAAATAGGTGGGAGCAGTTGGGGGTCATAGCTGGAGAAGAACTTACATACGCACTTGTAACGGGGGGTTCCTCAATTGCAGGCGGTGCGGCAAGAATAAAAGAGTTGCAAAGATTAAAAACAGTGCCTAAGTATAAGAATGTTTTACGGGAAGTTGATGACCCAGAACAGATTCAACAGATAGTAGTGCAGTATGATAAAAAGTTCAAGGCAGACCGTTTTTTTGATGCGGGGTTAGCACAGTACAGGACTAATACCGAACTTAGAACCTTGAACAATAGAATGAACGAAATTACGGACCAGATAGATAATTTAAATGCCCGTCCAGAAGCGTTGTCTGAGTCAGTGAGGTTGCCCTCTGTAACAGGAACTGGAGAAGTTGAGCTAACAAAAGGACAACACCTGCAAAGATTAGACGCTGAACTAAAACAACTTAGGGGGGTTCGTAATCGGGCAATCATATCCGCTCGTGTGGCTCCTTATCTAAAGGATGCTACAGAAACAGCGGGTGCAATAGCTGTGATGACCTCAGTTTTTAAAGAGTTCAATATATTTGGTGACCCTGAAACAGATGAAGCATTTGGTAACTTGTTTGCTAGTTTAGGTGGCTATCGTCCTGTGTTGTACGGCGCAAGAAACTTGAGGTCTAAGGGGGCTGTTGCAGGTGCTAGTCGTATATCTAATAAGGTTGCAATGCCCATCACAATGATAAGGGATACGATTGCAAGAATACCAATTGTTGGAGAACTTGCTGTAGATACAACTGTTGAAAACATAAACCAATTCCTGAGAACAACAAGGAATAAAGATTTAACACAATTAGAAAAACGACATGTTCGTACAATCGTAGAGTTTTATAAAAAGCTAAAACCCGAAGACAGAAAGGCCGCTTTACAAGCACAATCGGAAACTTTTGATTTAGTAGAGAGATTTTCAAGCCGATTTAAAACACCTGAAATGCAAAGCAAAGCTCGTAAAAGAATGTTAGATGTTTACGAACACACTTCTGGAATATTGAGTCTGGTTGCTGCTGGTCAATTAAACAACTCGAAGTCCCTAGATTTGAAAGCGTTGAGTAAACACGATATCAGGGATATGGAGGAGAATCTTAGGTCTCAGCAAAATCTGGTTACGTTAGCAGAAGACGCTATAGACGAACTAACAGGAATGGCAGGCGGGGTTGATGACGTTGCAAACCGCGAAATAATAGAAGGATGGGTTCGTTCTAGACAACAGGGTTTGGATAGGATAAAGGAAGAGATTAACAAAACCAATACCGAACGAAAAAACAGTATAGATGATATGCAAGACTACGTTCTAAACTTTGGAGAATACGGTTTAGATGATGCAACCATAGCATCGTTTTTGTCATATAGAAACACCCTAGACAACTCTCTAGGAGGGGTTCTAGATAAAAACAACATTGTAAAGTCTATGAACAACTCTATTGATAACCGTATAGATACTGCCTTGAAAGCATCAAAAAGAATCCGTAACAAAACAGGTCACAAAGCGTCTGTTAATAAACTCATAGAAACATATGTCATGGGGCAAGACGCAAAAATAAGGGCCGCTGGAGATGCTATTTTTGATGAACCCCGTAGGTTCGCAAACCAGCTTGACTCATCCGGCGAACCCCTTGTTAGACTAGATATAAAACCTTTCATTGAAACATTTTCTAAGGGAAGAGGAATAGACGGAGTAAAGAGATTCTTTGGAACAGAGTCAGAAGTCTTTTTTGGTAGACACGGTGAAAAGGCTCGTGAAGCATTCGAGAATATTTTACATGCTAATTTCAGCGTAACGGACTTTGCAGAATTTAGACAACAGTTACTCACAAAGACTACAACCAATGCACAAAAAGATAAAATAAGGTCTATGGATGACCTAGAGATTGCAATAGCAATGATGGAAAAGAATCCAAACTTTAATCCCTTTAGGACCGTAGACCCTATGGACATGGAACTAATACGGCGAACATTTAAGAGAACAGCTTCTAGTTACGCAAAAGAAGGTAATTCGGATTTAGCAAGAGAGTTTGGTTCTTTTGTGGACAAGATAGATGAGTACGTAGCTGGAGCAAATCCAGAGTGGGCCGCACTAATAGAAACAGCCAGAAAGAAATATGAAGCGACAGTGGGTGTTCCAACCACATCAGGTCTGTATTTGGATAACTTATATAACAAGAGTGAAAGGCGATTACCTGCAAGCGTAGTTGGAAAAACAGGGGGCATGACCCTGCGAAATGTATACAGAGATAAGTGGGAACCTGTTCAGCTTTTTGATGAGTACTCTAAATCAATATCTGAATTGTTTATGCCCGGAGCAAAGGGAAGACCTGCTGATGTACAGCAGTTAACTGACAGACTTGTGTATTCCTTTGGTAAATACAAAGATGGCAAGTACGTGTTTGATGTAACAACGCCAGAAGGTCAGGCTCATCTAGAACAGTTCCGGGATATAATGAGAGAGACTCTAATAAGTACAATTGGAAGTAATACTCTAGAAAAATATAAAAAGGTAAAAAGTAAGACCAGACCTACAGCTTTAGCAGGGCAAAAAGGAAGTGAGTTTCTACAGGACATAGACAAGACTATGGAAGCCATGATGATACCCGTTGACTACGGGGGTGGCAAAATAGTTATGGAGCCTGTGGCTGATATGATGGATGTAGTCGAAGCATCTACCAGTTTATCAAGAGCAATAAAAGAACAGCCATTGGTTGCAAAAGCATTTGGTCAATTAAAAGACCGCTTTGCCAAATTTAAAAAGACAGCGGTTCAAGAACTGGATGCTTCAAAAGAAAGGCAATTAACAGCCTTAAAAAATATAGAGGGACTCGCTGGTGATTTGAATGCAAAAGACTTCGTAGAAAAATACATCTTTTCCGGCGAGGGCGGTGGCGTTGAGATGCTAAAAGAAGCAGTTCAAAAAACTGCCATAGCCTCTGGAAAAGACCCTGCAGAAGCAGTATCTGAGTTTCAAAAGATAATTAGCATATACACCATTCAGGGTGTTTACGAACTGGCAGGTGTGCAGGCTGTAGGTGGTAAAGTAATCAGAGGTGCAGGAGATGAAGGCCGTTTAGTAGCTAAACAAATACAGTCTCCTGAAAAAGCACTGATGGCTTTGGATAACGATGCAACCCGAAGAGCGGTAGAGAGTGCAATAGGAGAGGACGCTACTCTATTCCTAGTTGATATGCTGAGAGTTATGAACGAAAGCACCCACGTTGTTAGGGCAGCTACTCAAACTAATGATTACAAGGGAATTAGTGAAGCAGGTGTGGTTAGTAGATTGTGGAATGGTATCAAGGGATTTGTTAGCCCCGTGTACATCGCTACAGAATACATGTTAACTGCAGCAAAGGCGGGACGCATCAGCCTAATGAAACTCGCTGTTCAAGATAATGAAGCAGCCATAATTCTACACAAGATGATTTCAAACCCTAATCTAATGACTACGCAGGAATTTAATAAATTTGAACAGATTGCTGAGAACTACGTGTTCACTGAGCTAGCTATGCAAGGTCAGGAATTAATTCTTACAGATGAAGAAATGCCTGTTGTTACAGCAGTAAAGACTATGGGACCTAAAGTTCTAAAAAATGTTAAAGAGGGCAGTTTAGAAGCTGTGTCAAAATTACAGGGAGTTATAAATGAGCAAGAAAACTAAATTTGGTATGCTTAGTGTAAGGGCAGGAATGGATAACAACCCCGCCCCAACACAAGCAGATAGAATAGCAGGAGCTAAAATGGACAAGAAAGCATATGGTGGTAAAGCCATGCGTAAGAACTACGCCTACGGCTCAATGGTTCGCAGCCCCATGAACCCGGACGCAAACATGAACCCACAGATGAACCCCATGATGCCTCGCGCACAGGGAACAAAACCTACAGCTATGTCAGCCCCGACACCCATGACTAACAAGATGGAAGGCATGATGTACGGGGGCAAGAATAAAAAGAAGATGTAGGCTATATATACCTACTAGACTTGTTCAAGACCTCATCTCCCATAGACCTCAAGTACCTAAGAAGACTTGCTATCTTAAACGTTCCCTCGTAAGATGGCAGGTCTTTTTCCATTAGGCGAACAAACTGGTCGGCGTTCACGCAGTCCATGTCTAGTTCGACACTGCCCCTGTCATTTAGTTTTGCTGTTAGGGTAAACAGGTCAGCCTTGGGGTGCTTGTTGCTCATCTTTATATGCCTTAATTACATCAGAAGAAAATAACTTCTGTAAGTTCAAGAGATACATCCGTGAAGCGTTGTTGTCACCGCCGCTCACGGATTTTTTGTAGTCGAGGTTGTCTATGATTCGTTTCAAGGATGGCACATCGAACACAAGGGTTGCAAAAGTCTCATCCCCTATGCAGAGGTTGTGGAACCAGTAGTCTGCTTCTGTGGCGTTGATACCACTAGGCTTGCCGTAGGACTCATACTCAATGGCTATGTTACCTGTCTTCACCCACATGCCTCGTTCAGACTTTACTTCTATCTTTTTATCTGTGAGCATGTCAGCGACCCGCTGTTCGCGAACCTTACCATAGGACAGGTCGAGGTCGAACTTCTTGCGGTCACATACTGCTGGTTCCATGTCACTCATTGTCTTCATCCTTTTCTGGATTAGGATAGTATACTTCAACCCACGACTTACACTCAGGACACTCTAAACAGGTGAGTATAGTATATCTATCATCTGTCAGTTCATCCGCATCGTGGTCGCCAACCCATCTTAGCTCTGCTTTACAGTGCCAGCACCTCATGCTGCTGTCAAGTCTACAACTTCACAGACACCTGACGAACAGGCTAACTCCTGCGAACCACTGGTGTTATCTTCTTTTTCAAACTCTGCTAAGTTATTCCAGTCAATGTGTACTACTTCCATACGCTGCTTCCACTCAAGGTATTCATCAGGTTCTATGTCCTGATAGGGTGCCTGCTGATACGTATGGTCACTGTGAGGTAGAAATGATACACCAGAAGCTACATCAAAGTTCTCGTATACCCATGCACCAACTTCCATCCACTCGTGTTCCTTGACAGTTACAGTGATGGATGGCTTGTGTTCACACCAATGTATAGCATAGGTTTTCCACAATTCCAATTGTTCGAGGGCCGACATTTGTGTTCTTGTAACGGCACCCTTGGGTGACTTCATAGGAAAACTAAATACAGTAACACTGTCAGGCTTACCCATGTCTCTTTCCGACGGCACACCGCTATTGATAAGGAACTTTGTCAACGGGTCTTTGTTATCGCCGCGAACTGTTCTGATAAAGTGGTCGTTGTGTCTCGCATGTATCCCGCTGGCTGCGTCCACCAGTTGAGACACAGTACCCGACGGCTTTACACAGGTGATTGCACTGCTCACTGGGATTCCAAGCATGTTCGCAAACTCCCGGTTCGTATCTACTGCGACGAGTCGCATTTCTTCTAGCCAACGCTTGCTGTCTACATTTTTGGATAAAACGGGATGGTCCATGATACCAGTCAAGGACACACCTAACAAACGCTCTTCCTCTGTGTTGTCTTTCCATACCTTCCTCAAGTATTTAAAATCAGTCAGGGTAGACTGTATAGTTCCAAGAATGGTAGCTAGCCTAACCTTTTGTTTCAACGTTTTAAGAGTATCATTTTCCCGAACCACACACTCTGACAGGTTGCAAAATTGGTATGGGCGTAAGATTATCTCACTGCAAGGGTTCGTACCCCACATGTGTCCTGTCTCTCGTCTGCCATTACGAGCCACCTGTTTGTCAGCAGCCTCACGATTGAACATACCCCGCTCACCAGACTTACTATCATATAGGGCAAGCCACTCACGCATAAACGTACCCATCTCAGGCTTGCTCTTGTAAGCAACAGAGTTGTTCGCCAAGGCACGTTGTCCATTACGATAGATTTGTTTGTCGGGTTCATCCCACCACTCTCCAGCTTTGGCGTGGCGCATCTGGTCATCATTAAGATTAGATAGGCTAATCAGGGCTGACCTGCGAACACCACCTACAACGACTACCTCACCTACCTTACACATGAGGTCGTGGCACTCAATAGGAAATAGTCTGCGTCCTGCTGCCTTCTTAAATATATTTACACTGAAATTAAATAGGTCAACAAGGGGCTTGGGTCCACTCGCTCTTCCCCCCATGATTTTTAATTTTGAACCTGCAGGACGAATATCAGAAACATCCCAAGAAGGTATCTGCCCTGCGTACAATAACGCAATTAGTTCGCGGTAAGCTTTTGCCCATCCCGGCTTGCTATCAGCTATTTTAATTACTGTGTCAGATTCACTAAAGTTATCTGAAACAACTGGTAACTTGTCCACATTCTCACGCTCAACACTAAACCCAACACCAGTGCCGCACATCAATATGTACATACATTCATCAAATGAACGAGGACTATCAACTGGTATGTAACTACAATTATATCCGCATATATTATCACGGGACAAAGCAGGGCCTGAAGTCATCATAGCTCTCATAGATGGCATAACGCTGAGATTCAGGATAGCATCTTCTAATTCATCTTTTAGTGAATCTGGTAAGATATAACCATGTTTATCGCGCACATAATTATCCATAAAGCTAATATATCTGGATACAGTTTCATCCCAATTCTCCCGTCTTTCTTCACCATCAATCCAACGAGAATAGCGTGACTTGTGAATAAATTGCTGGTACACAGTAGGCAGTTGGTTGTTCATTTAGCTTCTCCTTGAATGCTTATTAATTTATCTAAATACCACTTGGCTTTGTTTAAGTCTTCAATACCATTCTTGTAACGGTATCTCCACAGATATTTCATTATGTTTCCCTGCAGATAATATTCGAACCCATCTAGGGTTGCTGCTTGTATAGCGTCTATACATTCTATTCCAGAACTGTTGTAGTGTGGGGGGCTGTTAACCATGTCCACAACAACATTACCATAAGCTTCTTTGCCTGCTCTTTCGTTCTCTTCTGCAAGCTTCTGTTTCATGTACGCTTCATGTCTCTTCATTGTTTTTTTCCAAAATCTACCTTAACAACATTTTCTTCCTTGGAAAGTACCTTAGGTTTATCTGCACTGTCAACCTCATCCATAATAGAGTCAGCCATATCATAAAAGGCTATACGTGCCATGCCTGCTTTCATAACCCTATCAAAATCATTTTGCAGCAACTCCATCAATCCCTGCTGGGCTACGAACCCTGCATCCATGAAGTCATCATCGTTATCTTCGAGCATGGTGGTTGTATCGTAGGCAGTCATGTTGAATGTCTCATCATCAACTCTGCTCATTATAATGTACCACCTCTCAGGCAGTAAACTTGCCTTTTCAAATTCTCTTTCATCAGCCATTTGTAATCCAATCTTGGGGTATGTTACCTTCAGCCCACGGGAAACTGTAGCGGTTCGCCCAGTCAGCGTAGGTTGTTTTACTACCCCTGTAAATTTTGTTACTGGCTCGTAGGAACACGAACCGGATATCTAAATCTGGATGCTGTTGCTTGATAAGCTGCATCTTTACTCTGTCACCTTTATCTAGGTGGCCTTTTGCTTCCACATATATGTCCGTCTGAGGCAGGTAAAAATCAGGTGTGTAGGTACGTACCTTGGGTATGTATTCAAACTTGTGCTTCTCATATTCAAAAGGTACATCACGGTTTGCAAGAGACTTAGCTATGTTAATCTCGAACGCAGACCTATATTTAGTGCCTCTCATAATCCTTGCAACGGAAATCCCGCCTTCATTCCGTCTAGCCTTTTCAACAGATATTGTCCTACTTTTGGGGAACGTTTTTCTAGCAGTGCCATCTCTTCTGATAATAGAAGTGTCGGAAGGCATACAAGAACTCCTTGTCTAAGATGATGTATAATGATTTGAAACTCCTCTTCTATGAGTTTAATGTCTCGTACTTGACTCTCCCAAGACAAGGCTCCCCCTGCTGAAAAGTTATTACGCATAGTGAGAGGCAGGGATGTCTCCATCCTGCGAACATCAACAGTAGCGGGACCACCCCCTCGCTTCTCATGGGACTCCACAAACACACAACGCATTTCTGGATTCAAGTCAAAGAGTTCGAGGGGGTAGCCCCGTGTATATAAAATAGGCATAGCTAGGCAACATCTTTTACATGCTTGGTGTACCAAGTGTACGGCTTGAACTTCGCCTTGGATGTTGCTTTAGGAGCGTGGACTGCATTCTTCCAACACATTGTTTTGAAAGAACAAAATGTACATGTCTTGGGCATGAGTCGGTTACCCGTCTCCACCTTCTGACCATCCACAGTGTGCATCTCTGGTGTTGACTGAAAGGGGACCTTGAAGGGTGCGTCATTCGTAATAGCTTCAACACGCCTGTTCGCATCTTCTAAATAGGCTTTCCGGTCTTCACTCTGTTCGCGGGGTGCTTCTACAAAATCCCATTCACCATTGGATTTGTTTATTACAATCCACCCACCGAACCGCTTACCCTCTGCTTCTCCATACAAATGTCCCTGCATGATGTATCCAAAGGGGTCATCTTCCTTGATGACATCGTAACCACCTCTGCCAGAAAATTTGTTATCATACGACCACGGGCTTGCAGTCTTGATATCCCACACCTCTTCTTCACCGTCAACATCAAGAATCAAGTCTAAGGTTCCACTGATGTTTTCACCAGCGAGTTCGAGGGAACACTTTTTCTGTTCGTCCACAACGTTCAAGCCAGCGGCTTTCATAACCAAGATTGCAAAGGCTTCCAACAGGTCCCCCGTTGCGAACCTGACTATATCATTGTAGGCAACATCCTGTTTGTGTCCCTGCTTCTCCAATTGTTGTTGACATAAGGGACGACCCACACCTGACATACGGATGCGGTACTCACCACGATTAGAAAACTGTTTACGCATAGCTGCCTTACAGTCTTCCCCGAACTGTTCTATTAAAGGTTCAAGGCGAGAGGAGTCTATCTCCCCCCGCCCTGCTTTTTGTAGAAAGTCCTGTATTTCTACAAGCGGAAGCATATTATCCAGCCAGACGTTGTTCTAAGTCGATATCGGCTGGGTTAGACATTGCTTTCTGTGCTTGCTTATACTCTTCGAACACTGACTCGTTATGAGCCACAACAGTTTCGCCAAACTTCTTCATCAGTTCTTTGTCACTGTCAGTGATGCTGACTTCCTTTACTAAGGATAGCTTTGGAGTCCAGTACACCACACCGCCGTTCTTTTGCTTTT